AAAGCGCGGTCCGCGCATCAAGTCACTGCGCTCGATCGCCGCAGTGCGTCGCGTCATGTGGCAACGATTAGGATATGAGATTGGAGGCCCGACCGGGAATCGAACCCGGGTGCGAGGATTTGCAGTCTCGATACCTGAAATGCCTGAGCGTTCCTGAAGGGGCTTAAGTTGATGTGTTTACGAAGTTTTTTGCCTCGTTCGATCGCCGGAACATTCCGAAAACTTCCGTGTAATACCGAGCGTGATTACACAGGGATTACGGCGACGGCGCCACTAAGACAGTCGGCGACCGGGAGGGGTGAGGGGCCTTTATCCCTCAGCGTGCGGTGCCGCGTGGGGTACTGATGCAGTCGATCGTCGAGGCGATGTTCGTCAGTTAGCCGTCAGTTCAGCGTGTTATCTCAATATGAGCGGCTTGCTTTTCGGGATCGATGCCAATCAACGTGAAAGTCTCTCGAACAACCTCGCCTGTTCGGCGAACTCGACGAACTCGTAACGTCGCGCCGGTGTGAATGTTCAATCGCGACAAGTTCCAGATAGCAAGCTCATGAGCCGGGATAGACTTGTCCACCCTGCCGCTATATAGTGTTCCGTCGTCTCGCTTAAACTCAAAGGCATGACTTTCAGGAAGGGTTCCACTCAAATAACCCGTGATATACTCCTCGCTTTCATCGACCGAAGTAGACAGCGCACGATCTGCGGCAACTGCAATCTCCACGGATGAAAACGAGCGATCCTGCTCAGCCGCGACCAGTCGGAACGTTGCGCCGTTCTGCCGCAAGTATCCAAAAAACTCGCCAGCCGTCGCAAGCGCGCGCTGATCAACATCAGCCGCCGCGTCTTGGAATTGCTGTTCATTTGCACTTCCGAACGCTGCGATTAGGCGGGTGGCGCTATCAACTGCAAAATGAAGGCCTGACGGGACTAGCCGCGTCTGAGGCTGTAGTTCCTGCATTAAAAACCCGAACGATCCCCGGACAACGTTCGTTATATGCATCGCCGCGGCGGATTTATTGGGAACGGGCCCGCGCTGTCCCAATCCTGCATCTTGGACCATCAGTTTGGCGATAAGATCTTGGAATTTGGACACCACAACTCCGCCAAATTCCGCTTCGATGCCCATCGAAGCAACGACCGGTCGACCACCAAAAAATAATGCTGCCGTTGCCGCCGTCTGATCTGAGCCCGCGATCTTGCCGATAGCAGCCTGAACCTCGTCTCTCCGATCTTCCAAATCGTAGCGCATGACGACGTCATCCGCCGTCAGACCTGTCAGCAGCCGATCGATCGAGACCAACTCGGCTGACAGGCGATCGCGTTCAAGCTTGTCGAGGACGCTCATGTCGCCCCTCCGGCCGCAGTGATCGCATCAAGCTGGTCCATTTCAGCTAAGGCGCTTTCATCGTCAACGACGTTTTCCAATCGCACCTGTAGCATACCTTTCCACAAACTGTCCCCGCGTCGGTGAGAAAACAGCCCGAGAAGATAACGCGTGTAGCTCACGATCTGCTCTGAATGTGAGTTCAGATCGACGAAAAATGCATCCAAGTTGAACGCGGGCTTCACTTGGCCCCGGCGGAATAGATGCCCATTGCCTGCAATGAGGGCGCCAAGAGCGATACTATCGAGCGCATTTGCAGGCCGATGAAAAAACGTCACGATGTCGAGATCGTTCGGGATCTTGTCTTCGACGAAGCTGCCATCGAGCCACTGAAATCCATTCACGACGTCTATTGCTCTAAGTTGCTGGCGATGCTCGATCCAGCGGCGGAGGATAGCTCGACGATGTGTTGTAGTTCCGAGGGCAGTCACGACCTCGACGCTGGAGACCTCGTACGGCGACATATCACTCGCGGCCCCTCCGGGCCCGGTTGGGCCGACGAACGGCGGCAGCACTCCGTCAATGGTGAACGCCGGCACGGGCATCTGTTTGAATTCTCCCCTTGCCCAGCGTGCCGGGTTTGACACCGAAAGCCAATAGCCAGTGCTGCTTTTAGGCGCGGCTGCTAGTTATCATCCTCGCGTCCATGATGTTGGGCGCGATAGGGAGATGACCATGCGATTCGTTCAGATCGAGACGCTGCTTGCAGGTAAGGCGCTAGTAGACATCGACAAGCTGACCCACGCGGTGCCCGAGGGTGCGGGATCGCGCCTGTTCCTGGGAGCGCAGCACATTGACGTGCCACATTCTCTGTCCGAGCTTGAGAACGTCCTGGCCGGCCGCGAGCGGAACGACGATGGCGAGAACAGCAGGGCCGGGTTCGGCGCTCGATAGAGCCGAGCAAATGACGAGCGCCCCGCATGTGCGTGTGACTGAAACAGGCGGGGCGCTGAGATACTCTACACTGGAAGCGAATGCCTCGAGCTCAACCATACCGGCGCCGAGTAAATTTCAGGTTAAGTATCCCACCCGCTCCGTGTGACACCGTATGCGCCGCGGGCAGGATACCGAGCATCTGCCGTCTTGGGTCGGCTAGCTCTAAGCTCAACGTCGCTGCTCTTCGGAGCGCCCGCAAGTGTGCTGAAAGGCGCGAGTCTCGAATAGGCACATCGGCCATGTCCGGCGCACATCGACGCATGCAGGCGCCACGCAGGCAAAAAGAAAGGGCCGCCAAGGCGACCCTGAAAGTTTTTGGGGAGGGGATGCCTAAAAGGCACGTTCGAAGATTACGCCGTCTTGCTTAACGCGACGTAAATTTCCCGATTCGGAAATCGAATTTGCGCATGTGCCGAGGAGGTTATGTGATCGCACTTGCAACAAGCCAGACAACCCAGTGCCGTAGGTTCGACTTGCCGCGGAGGCCGTCGATGGTCTCAGCATTTAGTTGACCCCATCGTCTCAAGCCACTCGCTTATACCATTATCGGCTATCAGTCCGTGCAGGTTAAGCCCGCCGTCGCTGAGGTCAGCGTCAATGCTCACGAGCCGAATCGCGCCATGTAGAGATGGCTTTCCGTCATTGGCCTCGAGCGCGCGTGTCTGTCGCCAACGATAAACCGTGCGTTGTGCACAGCCTAGGGATTCAGCCATCTGCTGGTCGGTACGGCCCACCCGATAAAGCTTCAGCATTTGCTCATCCCTTTCCGGCTTTCGCAATGCTCGGGCGGCTTTCGGTTGATATTTACTCGGGAGGCCGTGCGCCCCACGCCACTGGACTATCGCGGACCTCGTCGTGCCGAGGCGGCGCGCGATCTCGCGATCGTTCAATCCCGATCGGTACAGGCGCAGGCGCTCCGTGTGTGCCATCGACTTGATCCGCCGGCGGTCAACCGGCGGTGCGACCGGATTGACGGAAAGTGCGAGCCGGCGTCGCCAAGTCGCGATCCCCGCGACCGTGATTCCCTCGGCCATAGCCATCTGTGCGTCGCATTGTCCCGCCTGATACCGCCGCATGCGTTCTACGAGTTTCGTCATTCCCGAACCTCTCTCACTCAGGCCGGGGGGGGGGGCGACCACCTTTCACATGACCACAGTGTTTCAATCGCTGGCAACCGGTGCTTATCCAGCCTCTTGGGCGCAGCCGGGCCGGTCAGAAAGTTTGGCCACGGTAGAAAAGTCAGCGCGTTTCCAGCGAGACTACTATCGACGTAGCTTTGGTGGTTGCGATAGCCTTAGGTATGAGTGACAGTCAGCGTCGAACCAAGGAAGATCTCAGAGAAGGGATCGAGGAGCTAATAGCGCTGGCTGACTTTTTGGAACTGCCCCTTGTCGGCGCAATGCTCGATAGCGCGCTTAGCGTCGTCCCTTCTGACGTGCATCACTGAGCTTCGAACTGCTCAACACGCACCATGACGCCTGACGCTGCCGATCAAACGCAATTGCGCCATGTTTTTGGATGGCCCCAAGCGATGAAGCGCAGGACCGCAGCCGCGTATCTAGACCTTTCGCTTGCTGAGTTTGATGCTGAGGTAGCCGGGGCAAGGTTACCACGCGGCTTCATGCTTGGCAGATCGCTTCACTGGGCGCGGGCATCAATCAACGAACATGTGAATTGCCTTTCAGCCGAGGTGACACCCGACTGGCGGGAGCGATCGCCGTTATACAATCCCAGCATGCGTTAGGCGAAGGGCCGGACAAAGAGGGCGGCCACCAGTGAAGGAGCCCTAGCGCATTTATCGAAGGCGTCAGACGGCGCGCCTGGGCCAACGACGATGCGTTCAAAGCAGTAACGCACTGTTAATGCGGAGTCCCGTCTAAGCTCCTCCTCTATCGTAGCTGCCATGATTGGAAGAATCATCGCCACCGATGAAATGAAAACTGCTGTCAGCGTCAGTACCGATGGCAAGCACGTCGAAATGACAACAAGCGGAGGAACGCAACGTATGACCCCGGCCCGAGCGTGGGGGCTCAGCGATCAACTTGCACGTGCGGCAAGGGAGGTGCAGATAAACGTTGCCGAGGATGTCATCGATCATAATACGTGGTGGGTTTAGACAAAGGAACGATGGCAATGGCGCATCACTTTGCAGTGGCATGTGACTGACGGCCTCGACCCCCGGATGCCATTCAGCATAGCATCGTTAGCCAAGCGCTGGGCATGCAGCCAGGGCGCCATCCGTAATCTGCTTCGCGCAGGCCGATTGCCTCATTTTCGAATAGGGACGTTGATCCGCATTCCTGCTGCTGAAGTCGAAACCTTTGAGACGGCGTCGCGCGATGATCGCTACATGCAAGGGCTGACCAAACTAGGGAACGCTTGTGATGAATGATAGCTCGCCAATCACCCGTCTCTACGATTGATTAAGCCGCAAGATCGAGCGGGGTTGAGTCCATCCAACGGAGCGCGGAGACGTGGACTCGTTCGTCCTGTGTGGCGGCTACAAGCCATCGTGGTGGAGGCCATGCCGCGGGGTCAAAGGTAGGGACGGCTTGCGCCGCCCCCGGTAAATTGGGTTGCCCAAATTAACGGATCCCCTTCGGCGTGCGGCCGATTTGAATGGCGATGTGGATGCAGAGCCATTGCAGCTCGAAAAACCGCACCTCTCCATCTGTGGGAGTTTGGCCGGCGTAGCGACTCCATGCGCTCCACGCCGATCCTGCCCCAGTCATACCACGGCTCGATCGCGTCGATCGCGGCGCGTGCTACTGTACCGATCGCGGTACGGTTGATTGCCCGGCCCATGTCAGCGGGATCCTTTCAGCTTGGTGCCGCGTGCTGCCTTCTCGGCATTCAGGCGGGCCAGCTCGTCATCCACGATCGCGGCAAGCTCGGGCTTGTGCATGCGCAGCCACTCGAGGTTGCCAGCGCCATACCGAAGCTTGAGTGTCTTGAACTGGCGGAACTGCGCAAGGCTGGTTGCAGGGATGCGTAGTAGGCGCTCGACGGCCAGCCATAGGCGCGCGTCGGCCGCGTCTTGTTCCGCGGTCCAGTGGGCTGTCGCGTCCTCATCCTTATCGTTGATCGCATTGCCGCGTTGAAGGTCGGCTAATAGCCACTCCGCGTTGGCAATCTCAACTCGGAGGTGCGCTTTCCACAAACCGTGCACCACGTCTTCAGGGGTTGTGAAGATGCGCAGGTTGTTGCGGGGCAGGTTCCTTCGGATGTTCGTCATGTGCAGCGCTTGAACATGCTTGGCGCTGCCGGGTTCGGTCTGTGCAAGGACATAGGCATCGGCTTCAAACCCCTCGGCAATGCGCGCAAAAGCGATTGCCTGGTAATCTTCGGGGCGGTTCGCCTTTGGCATCCTCATGGCGCGGCGGATCTTGACTACTTTGCTGGGTGCAGCCTCGGGCTTGGCCTTCTTGGCGCGCTGTGGGGGCCGCAGCGCTGGTGAAGGCGCCGTGCCGGGGAAGGCGATAACCTGGGCCATGCTTACGCCTCCTTGTTCAGGAGGCGGCGCACGTCCGCGAAGATGGCCGCGCTGACGTTGTCGGCCAAGTCGCACCCCTTGTACGCGACTTCTGCCACGTCGAGCTTGAAGCGGAGGGCGTCTGCGTTCGGTGAGGGCTCTGCAAAGAGCGCGAGGGCTGCGCTATTCTGGGCGCTAACGGAGTCCTCCCAGCGGGTATCAACGCCGCCGGTGACTTTGGTTTCTAGCGCGTCCCTCTCTGCCTGCCAGTTCGCATCGGCAATCTTGAACGCCGCGTATTCGGGCGATTCCTGAACCGGCGTTGCCTTAATCTCGGCAATCGTCATCTGCTCGATCGGCTTAGGATACACGCAACTGTCTCGCTGCTCGGGCTTCGTCGGGCGAGAACCCAGAACCTTAAGTGCGACGGCAAACCGGTCATAGGCTGCTGTATGTTCGTCTTCGACCGTCTTCATGTGGGCGTCGGCCTCGAGGAAGGCGCGAGCGAGCCTGTCCCATTTGGCGGAGGAAGCTGCGGGCGTGCTGACGACTGCGATTGCAGGGGTGACGGCGACAACTGCGGCGAGGCCTGCGCCACCGATCAGAGCGCGGCGAGTGGTGGTGGTCATCGCTCAATGCTCCGTGTTGGAGGCGAGGATGGCGGCAACAGCGTTGCTCGCGTTCGGCTGGTAACACCAGTCGCGGAACGGCTCGTAGGCGTTCGGTCCCTGCTGATGGTACGTCTGCATCAGACGCTCGCCGACTTCCAGGCGGATCGCCTCAAGCGCCTCGACACGATAACCGGCGTATGCCGTCCACTCGTCGATTGCGTTGCCGAACCAGGTGCGCTGCTCGAGAATGATAGGAGGGAGCGCGGCGCACGAGGCCAGCAGCTTTGCGGCGCGGGGATCTGCCGTCCAGCAGGGTGAGATAGTAGCGGCGGCAAGCGCCAAGTACGGGGTGGTAGCAGCGGGCGCACCGATGCTAAGGGCGTAATCAGCCATATTCGATCCTTCCGTGATCGTTCCTTGGTGAGGCCGGATTGGGGAGCTTCTACCTTCCCCTTCCGGCCGCTAACCCTGTCCGGTTAACTAAAATGGTTATCCATCTATGGTGGGGTATGGTCAACTAAAAAGATTGCCCTTATCTATAAGGGATGCGAAAGGCTGGGCATGATAACCCCCGCCACTTGTCGCGCCGCGCGCGGCCTCGTCAGCCTTACCCAGGCAGCCTTAGCTACCGCGGCCAACGTTGGGCGCTCGACCGTCAAGAATTTTGAGGCGGGGGCCTATGTGCCCGTGCCGAATAATCTTGCCGCGATTCAACGGGCACTAGAAGCGGCTGGCGTTCGATTTCTCGACCTTGGTGAGGTTTCGGACGGTGGCGGCCCGGGCGTTCGCCTGCGGGGGAATTGACGGAGTGAGCACCGCGCAGATTGAGTCCCTACGAAGCGCTGCCGCCAGTGAAAGAACCGCAGCGGAAAGTGCATCTTTGCCCCGTGTTCGAGAACGCCACTTTAGAGCCGCAGAGGCGTGGGAAGCTCTGGCTGATCATGCCAAGCTTACGGTGCAGCTCGCAGAGGCAAACGCTGAAGGTAAGATGAAGCAGGCCTACCAGCGAAGAGATCTGCCGTAATACCAACCTTCCAGTCCGTACGAACACAAACCCCTTTCCCGCTCTCTTTCAGAGCGGGTGGCCAGCCGCCTTTTCGCTTAAGTTACTGATGACCGACACCGGCTGGGTTGTCGGGTTACCCCGGCACTCGTCGGTTCACGTGTTGGAACCGTTACCGCTAGGCCGGTTGTTTGAATTTTGGCCGCGATCGGTACAGGCGAGGTGACCACCAACCCGCCCTCCGACCGCGGCTACCGGGGCAGGAGAACCCCCGGTATCTCTGAATTAGGGGAAATAAGACGGCTCGCGCTTAGGCCATATACCATAAGTAATTGCCTGCGAGGTCGAAGCGTCAAGGCCGAATAGAGTCTTGAGGCTACCAAGGCGCGGAATGTACTGGTGGAGCCCCGGCAAGATAAAATTGGGGTGGCAATCCCGTGCGATCGCTTCCGCGCTGTCGATCCCGTGCTTTTCGCATTCTGCATCGGACGCCTCGATGCGCTCGAACAGCGCGACCATCTCGCCAGTGATCTCAGGCCAGCGCGCCTTTATGTCGACCGCGAGCTTGTCGCGGCGTTCCAGCGCTGCATCGCGGGCCTCACGCCTTGCGCGGCTGCGGTTCGATTCCTCGATCTCTTTGATACGAGCGCGAAGCGTCTCGACCTTTGCTTGCAGTCGGGCAACACGGCGCCGCTCTTTGATGCCCCGATCGGCCGCTTCATCGGCATCATCTTCTGCAGTTTCGGGCGCCAGTGACAAAGCCTCTAGCCGTGCGGCGTTAGACCCTGCCAAAGTAATTTCCATCTCAACATCAGAGATGAGAGCGGCAATATCCGTGATGCGTGCGCCCTGCGCAAGGGCTGCGGCGATCCGTTCGTCGGTAGGTTTCGGCATGGTAGTCTCCTGTTGACGGCGCCTCGGCGCGGCCGGTTATTACTGCCTCAGAACAAGCTCAACCGTCTGGCCCGCGGCGGTAGCTGCGGTCCGAAACTGCGCAAACGGGATAGGCCCGACCGTATTAGCCCCCGCTGCCGACAAGTATTGCCGCGTTACAGTATTGTAATATGCGGGGTCCTTGATCGCGATCGGCGATCCACTTTCTACGAACATCACGCCTTTCGTCATGAAAGATCCGGTAAAGTCGCGAGGGAAACCGTCGATCAGCGCCGGGGTAGAGATATGCTGAGCTGGAATTGCGCCAGTCTCGATGGCCAAACCCAAGAACCGCCCGCCTACGACATACGGGATTGCCGTATCTTCTACAGGCCCATGCGCCGCAGGTGCGCCGAACCGGATGCCCTCAAATACCCAAACAGTTGCGCTTACGGCCAAATGCTCGGTTTCGTCAGCTAATGCGCCCACTATACCTTTCGGTTCGGCGTCGAAATAGTCAGACTGATAAACAGACACTGCTATAGCCCCCTCGTCACGCGCGCCATGCGTTTGAAACTCGGTTAATCATCTTCGCTCGGGCGGCTCCGGCCTCGACGCGCGCGGCCTCGGCGCTGGTCGCAAGGGTGGCGGCGCTGTCATTCATGCGGCTGCGTTCGGCCGACGCCTGCCGCACCGCGGACGCGGCTTGTTCCGCCGTAAAAGCCGGGGCGCTATCGCCCAGATATGCCGTGCGGGTGCGGTGGACCATTTCAGCGCGGGCGACGATCGCGGCGCTTTCGGCATCAGAAAGCGAAACCCCGCCCGCATCGCAAAAGCTACGGGCTCGAACGGTTTTTCCGGTGTCCGCCATCGTCACGTCGAAAGACATGTAATCGCCCGACTGAAGCCATGACGACATGCTCGCGGCATATCCGGAGCGAAGCGCGCCCGACGCGTCCAAAGCTTCGCTATCAGCGACTATCTGATTGTCTGAAATGCGGCGGTAGGGCATCGCTTACTCCTGTTGCCAGCGTCGTTCGCGGGCCGTTTATCAGGAGGTATCGGCGGCAACGCCTAGCACTTGCCGCCGTCAGGGCAACGAATGCTTTACCTCGTTGACGGTAAGCCCGGATGTGAACACAACAATGCTTCGGCCTGGGGAGGCCGATTCGGAGGGGGTAATAATGAAAATTGCCATCGGCTCAGTCGTTTGCGCACTTATGTTCGCCGCACCTGTTTTTGGACAGGCTGCGCCCGTTAGTGCGGGGCAGCAAAGCACGTCGTTACTGACAGGGACTTCTGTGCAGCTTCGCATGAAGACGGAGCTGACGACGAAGGACAAGCGCGCGAAGGTCGGCGATCGCTTCGCCCTTGAAGTGACGGAGCCCGTAAGCTTGAATGGAGCAACGGTAATTCCAGTGGGTGCGGTAGCAACCGGTGAGATCACTACCGTTCGGAACAAGGGCATGTTCGGCAAGTCGGGACTTATTGAAGCCCGCATGCTGCACGTGCGGGTGGGCGATCGTCAGATCCGCTTGACGGGTCGCGTCGATGACAAGGGCTCGAAGAACGGCGTCGGAGCCGGGGTTGCGACCTATGCGACGCTGGTGGGCGGTTTCCTTATCACCGGAACCAGCGCGGTAATCCCGGCCGGTACGATGGTCACCGCCTATCTCGAGGAAGATGTTCCCGTAGCATTCGCGAGTGGATTGGCGCCGGTTAAGCCACTGGTCGTCCCAGTGAACTAACCTATGGGGTATCGCACCGGGGCGCTCTGGCAGGGCGCCTCGCCTTTCAAGGCCGAATGGCCTTTCCGATCTTATCCGGCCAACGCTTCAAGATCTGACTGCGGACGCCGGTCGGGCTAATCGTCGTCAGCATCGCTTTGCCACCGACGCCGTAGAATCCGAAATGCCAGGGCGCGGGCGGGATCCGCCGTTGCAGCTCGAGCAAGGCGAGGCCATCCCTGCGCGCGTCGAACTGTTTCGGGTCGGACATATCCGGCATTCCACCAAAAGCCTGCCGCAAAAAGGCGTCTGCATCGGGGCCGTCCGTTCCTACCAATTGCCGCACGCGGAACAGCTCGTAAGGGGCAACCGGGCCCCCGCCAGTCAAACCTACCAGCAATACCGGGGAGGCGTCGGACTCCCGATAGCAGGCCACGACAAGCGTTAGCGCTGCGCGATCGTCAAGCAAAACATCGCCCGCAAGCCAGGCGATGTTTTCGGCGTGCATGTCCTGCAGCACGCCAGGGAGCGCGGCTAAGATCTCGCCTTGGTCCGGGTGATCCGACTTGATCCCCAGCGCGGCAAGCCTCTCGGCCACTCGATTGACATACTTGCCCTCGAAGATCGGCGCGAAGCCGGTCCAGCCCAGAGCGAGGCGAGCTTTCGGGAACTGCTCGACCTTCGGCACGTCGCGGATAAGCTCGCCGCCCTCCGCCGTGATCGCCGTGTCTGAAAGGATGTAGGCGCAATCGCCCTGCGCAAAGAGGTTATACGCGGTCATCGGTAGATCTCCATCGCGAGGTACAGGCGACTAATGCCGTAGCCCGATGTCTTCGGCGGAATGGCCATTTTGATCGCGTTCTCGGCCTGCTCAGAGCGAGGCGACTTTTTGAGGCCTCCAAGCGCCGCCCCCGCGACGTAGGCGCCGAACGTGACGGGACCGCTAGCCGCTGCCGTGGCGTTGCCCAGGCCTTGCATAAAACCCTGTTTCCCGTTGATCGCGAACCCGCTGACGGGGCCGTAAAGGGTGTTCAAAACGGCGCCTAAACTTTTAGCCATGCTGCTTTCCCCCGGATTTGATGTTGTGCGCTCCTGCTGCTCGGCGTTCGGCCAAACAGGCGTCGCGTTGCTGCCTAAGCCGGTCCGACCCGGCCGCGGTGAAATACCGTTGCGAGGCACGCTTGCCGAATATCCGGTTCGCGCGCTCCCATCCTAATTCGATAAAGACCCGCTCAAACTCAACCGGGATTGGCTCGGCGACTTTGGTGGACAGTGCTTTTCGCATGGTGTCAGGCGTCCTCGTCGATAAGACCGAGGCCAGCCATCTCGCGCAGCTCATTGAAATACTTCCGCGCCTCCGGGGTGGCACGGTTCCAAGCGCGCATGACGTGAACGGCCAAGGTCGTTTCCTTGTCCTCGTCGACGAAACCGGCCTTTTCCTGCCGGTAGGCAACGGCCACCTCTTTAGCCTTCCGCTCGCCCCAGCCTTCCGCAGCCGCCCTCTCGAGCGTTTCGAACCGCGTTTCGTCGGACAGGCTTGCGAGAAAACTATGGACGTCGAACGGCACGCGGTAATCGCGCTTGTCTGGTGGAAACGCCGTAGCGACGCGGCCGATGTTGCTGAACTTTAGCCGATTGATGTTGAGCGCGTTCGCCATCTCGGTGACGGTCGAACCGAACCCCTCACGTCGCGCGCCGGCGACAAGATCTGCCATCGCCCAGCTCGCCACGTCCCGCTCCGCCAGATGATCGCGGAAGGTTTCGATCCAGTCCGCGTATTTCGCGGCAAGCTCGGGCGAGGGGTGTTTGGGTGCGACCATGCCACGAGTATTCTCACGGCGGTAAGGTGCGTTTACCGCCTGCAGGCGGGAAGCGTTTCAGAATTGCGGGTAATAGCCCCCGTAGCCGCTGAACATGGAGGCGTTCCCCAATCGCGCGATCTCTTCGTCGTCTCCGATCAGCGCTCGCATGTCATAGCCGCGGCTTGCGCCCATTAGCTCAGTCAGAGCCCACACGAGCGCGTCCATGCGATCGGGCGAGCCACCGCCCTGAAAGCCGGTCGTGGTCGTCATGGTCAACTGGTCCTCAAGATCGGGGAACGTCCCGACATGATGAACCTTGCCCTGTTCGTAATAGGCCGCGATCGGCTCCGCACGGACCACCTTGCCGCGCGATGCCGTCACTAGCTTCACCGGCATTTTTGGAGCTGCAGACTTCAGCACCGCCTCGACCATAGCCCCGCCGAAATTGCGCTCCGCCACCACGCGATCGGCGCCATACTTCTCGGCCGCATTCGCCACCACGCGCGCCCAACCGTCCGGAGACAGCCGACAAGAGCAATCCGCCAGGACATAGCCCTGCCCCTGCTTGTCGACGCCTGCCACCACGATGCCCTGAATATCCCCGGTCGTTCCATTGGAGCCGGAAGGGTCAACGCCGATGACAACGCGGGTTAGCTCAACTGGCGCGCTGCCTACCCGGAGAGAGTCGATCCCGGGCATGTTGCGGCCATCGTCGGCCGTGCGATCGGATAGGGACCACAGGGCGCCAGGAACCTCAGACAAATACTTGCCATCGCGGAACCGCTGCCGTTGCTTGTCAGGCAGTCCGTCCAGCTCGGCATGATACTCGGCAGGCAAATGGGGATTGTCGACCGGGTTGAGCACGACATGCGCGCGGCTGTCCGGCTCGATCGGCAAGCCGTTCTCAGGCCTCACACCCTCGACAAACTCGTGATAAGTCCAATGGCCTTTGCCGCTCGGGTTGAGGTCGTAATAGGCCTTGAGCGCGAGTGGTCGACCGTCCGACTTGCGACACGCCTGCGCTAGGCGGGTGCGCAGAATGGGGATCGTCTCGTAAGAGACCTGCGAGGCCTCGTTTACGTAGATCGTGGCAAACTCCTTGCCTAGGATCTTGTCGACCCGTTCCTTGTCATCAAGTCCGCTAAACCAAACCTCCGCCCCGGTCGGCAGGATGACATACTGGTCTGTCTTGTTCGTCTCATAGGCCACGCCCGGGAAGGCGAGACGCATCATCTTAGGCCAGGTATCCAGCATGACGGACTGACGAACATCGATGTTATGCAGTCGGGCTATCAGGTGCCGGCTGTTCGGTGACATCATGCCGCGGTTGGCAACGCAATAGCAGAACCCCATCGTCTTACCCGATCGCGAGCCACCATAGGCGAGGATATGACGCGCAGGACTGCTCGCAGCGGCTAACAGCTCGCCTTGCTTGTCCGTTAGCTCAAAGGTCGGCTGCGGCGCCTTGGATCGTGATCGAGACTGCATGTAGATTCTCCGTGCGGAGGCGTTCGATATACTTTTCAGGGCGATGCGCCTTCAACAGGATCTCCATCAGCCGGTCTGAATACTCGCGATAGGTGCCGGTCACGACGCCCTGGTAGACGATCGGCTTATCGGTGCCGTCATGCGCACGTCGCCACGCTTCCTTCTCGAGGGCGTCGACCGCTTCCTCTAGGGCTCCCGACCATGCCAGGGCAAAGCTGGGGTCGTCCTCGCGCCACTGGTAGGCGGTCTGGCGTCCGATTCCTGCGGCCTTGCAAGCGGCCGTGACGTTGCAGGCGCTCGTCAGGGCTTGCAGGAACTTCTCTCGCGCCTTGTCGGTGCGGACGGTGGAAACGCCTTTAGACATGTCAGGACAGTTAAGCGTCCCGATGTAGCGGCCTACCGCCTTTAGCTACTTGGGGCGACGGGGCGCGCGTGGTCGGAGGGGTGGCTTGCCCTCGCGTGTGCGCTTGATCTCGCGCAGCATCCGTGCCGTCTCTTTGTCGACTGGCGGCGGGGTGTAGAGTGGGGTGCCGCGACGAGGCTTGTAGACTACCTGGTCAAGTGAGACGCCCTGCTCTCTGGCTTTCTTCCGAGCGTATCTCAGTTGTCCGCGTGTCAACGGCTCGACGCCTTGGTCGCGCAGGTTCTTCTGGATCGCGAACGACAAGAAGATGCAAACGATGGCAACGATTACGGCGATCATCCGGGGTTGCTATCCGATCTAGCGCCCATCGGAAAGCGGCTGCTATGCCAGTCGTGCTAGCAGATTGCGGACCGACGATGCGTGCCAGCTGCCCGACCGCGGGGTGCGCATCCCTGCATCGTTCAAAGCGGCGGCTAGGCCCCCTAGCGAAGTGATGCCGCGCTCGTTCATTTCTGCGATAACAGGACGCAACCGTTCGGCGTGGTCGTCTGCATTGCGTGCTGCTGCCGCATTGGCTGCGCTGGTGCCCTTGCCAGCCCGTCGCAGAGCCGCAGCCCCGTTCGGGTTGCCTAGACGCTGTCCACGAGCTTTAGCTGCTGCCAGGGCTTCTCGGGTGCGCTGCGAGATGGCTTCACGCTCCTGCTGTGCGACAAGAGCCATGATCCCGACCGTCAGCGCGTTGGCATCGGGCATATCGGCCGCAACGAAGTCGACGCCACTGTCCCGCAACGTCAGCAGGAAAGCGGCATTGCGGCTAAGGCGATCGAGCTTGGCAATGACGAGGCGGGCGCCGGTGAGCTGTGCGCGAGCAATGGCTTGGGTGAGTGCGGGGCGATCGTTCCGCTTGCCGCTCTCGACCTCGGTAAAGGGCGGTGCTGCAAGCTCCCAACCCCGGCTAGCGCAAAGCGCCTCAACCGCGGTGCGCTGTGCGTCGAGGCCTAGACCCGATGCGCCCTGCTTGGCAGTGGAAACCCGATAATATGCGATGGCCTTGGTCATTGTCGCTGTTCCTACAAACTCGCCTAACGAGCGTTACGCCAGTTTGTATGGGTGCGCAATAGCTATCGAAGCAGGGATGCGGGCGAGTGGTTGCCTGTGATCCGGCAGACGTTTGCGAGCCTCGATCTGGGGAGCGGAAGAGCCTTGCCGCCAGATCCTACTGATAGGCTGCATCAATGCCTGCGGTCGTAATCGGGAAGAGTTGGCTTGCCCTGGTGATGCCGTGCCCAAATCTCGCGCGCGCGAACCGTCCCAACCGTCCCAAGAGGATTTCAGCACCAAATCTCAAATCAGCCTCTTAGCACCTTCCGCTGTGTGGGAATTAATCATGGATCGGGCGAGTCCCCCTATGGGGACGCATAGCCCTATCTATGATAGGTGCGTGTCAGCGCATGTCGGCGCACGTCAGCGCGCCTAGTCAGCGCATGTCAGCGCAACCAGTCAGCGCGGGGTCAGCGCGGAGGTCAGCGCACCTAGCCCGCGCACTCAGCCAATCCTTCCACTGGCTTGCGATCACGCTTCCAAGGCAGGGTAGCGCGCTCGATTGAATAGGTCCGGAATAGGCGATCCATGGCGGCTTCCAGTCGCCCGGCTCCAACGCCCTTGGCTTCCGGCATCAGCGCAAATTCCTTCGGTGCATAGGTCCGGCTAGCCTTCGCGTCCGACACGGGCCTGCGCTGCTCATTGCGCAGTTTGAGGCAGGCGAGGAACACATCGTTGTCGTGATTGTGCTTGGCGATCTCGGCATACTCGCGGGCTAGGTCGTTCCCTAGATCCTCGTCGCGGACGAACGCCCACTCATGCCAGCGAAACGCGAGCTCTTCGCCTTTCTTGCTGAGGTTCGCTTTGGCCTTGCGAAGTATGCGCGTGTCGCTGTCACCGGACTCTGGATCCCCGTAGCCTAGGAACCACCGCTGTCTGACGTGCGCGGACCAGCCGGCATTGCCTGAGTATTCCGACCCGATCGCCTTTGCGGGGTGACCGAGCAGGAGGACGGCCGCGTCGCATTCCAATGCCAGGGCATCAACTGCGGTTAGAAAGCCCACAACCTGGCTGCGGACAATCTCATTGCCGGGGAACAGGTGTGCGATGTTGTCGAGCACGATCAACCCCGCCTCAACGCTCTTGGCGCGACGCGCGATGGCATGGAACATGGCGCCCGGTATGAAAGTCCCGTTGCCGTCGAAGTCGCCTAGCTGTGCGGCAACATGACCGGCGAGGGTCGACAACACCGCAGGCGCGGACTCCAAGGGCAGGCCAAGCGCGGCATTGATCGACCGTTGACGCTGCCACAGGGATAGCTCGTCATCTTCGCAAGTGATGTACATTGCGCCCGCCTTGGTCACGTCCAGGCCCAGGAACTGCCTATCCGCCGCAACGCAGGTCGCGAGCTGCTGTGCAAGCAACGACTTGCCGATCCCATCCTCGCCAAAGAGCGCGCCACCAGTCGCACGCGCTAGCCACCCCTGGACGATCCAGCGACGAGGAGGAGGTAGGCGCCCTTTCCAGGCTGCGGTGTCGACGATCGGCAATTGCCAATCTGAAGCCTGCTTAGGGGCTCGAGACTGGTGGCGTGGCTGATCATTGCTCGGTTCTATCTCGCGTTCCCAATTACCGCTGAAGTCATGCAGATCCATATTCATAGCTGCCCCCGGTGAAGCTGCTCGGCGGCAAAGATCAGGGAGTCGACTGCGGACGACACGAACGCCAGAGTTCGCGTAGGAGCGCCCGACAATGCAGCAAGCGCCGCCAGTCGGTTCGCCTCAGCAAGAGTGTTCATTGCTTCCGGGCAACAACGATGAAGCGCTGCAGCCGCACGATCGCGCTGCGCCATCAAGCGAACCCGAACCGTCATCGTGAGGGCGTCCATATTCGGGTAGTGCATGCTGGCAGCTGCTCGATATGCGGCTTCGAGCTTTATCGGTTCGGTGCGCAGTGCCCTAGCGACCTGCGGCGCAACGTGAACGGCGGCGTTCACGCATCGCGCTCCACCAAACCCCAGGCCATGCCTGCGATCACATCGGCACGGGGGCCGGTAATACCGAGCCCAACGAGGCATTGACGGCGAAATGCCAAGATGCCATTTCTATCTCGATTGCTGGTGAGCAAATTTGTGAGGGGTCGGACTGTGGCGGTCCGGCCCTTTCGCGTCTCAGGGCCGACGCTGCCCGTGGTGGTAAGCATCCCCGGTCAAGCCGCCTTGCCCTGCGCGAACGCCGTCAGATCGTCGATGTCGTAAAAGCGACGCCCCCCAACCATCCGCGATTTCGGCCCGATGCCCTTGCTGTGCCAATCGGCCAGCGTCTTCGGCTCGCGCCCAAGGTAGCTTGCTGCGCTTTTCCGATCCACGCGACCGTCTGGCAGCACGACAATCTTGGGCGTCCGAATTTCGTAACGCTCCATCTCTACGGACATATTCATATTGGTTCTCCATATACGGCGAATGAATAGGTACTAGAGCGTTCCCGAACATGCTTGCAAGAGCGTTCTCCATATGCGAAGAACGTCGGAACATTTAGGGACGTTGGGGAAAGGGATTTTTGATGGCGCAAGACAACGCGGTAGAACGCGCGCCGAAGCGGCTAGCGCTGAACATGAAGGCCACGCCCAAGCTGCGCGGCCGGATTGAGGCCGCGGCGAAGGAGAGCGGATTATCGATCGCCCAGGAAGTCGAGCGCCGGCTGATAGCCTCAATGGCGGAAGACGATCGGGCAGGGGGGCTCGTCCAAGGCGATCTGTTGCGGACCATGCAGCTTGTGATGAACGGCGCGAACCGCGCGCTGGAGCGTGACTGGTGGCGCGATCCGGACGGCTGGAAAATGGTCGCTGGCGCTCTGGGCGACCTGCTGCGCCAGATGGAGCCCGACCCGGTCGTGAAGCCCGCGCCATTCGATGCTACGGCGATGGCGGCCCACGAGGCGGTTCATTCGGATTGGATGCAGGCCGAAATTATACCGCTTAGAGCGCGCCGGAATGAACTGACAGAGTTGCGACGAGGGCGGCGGCGTGGCGCCTTCACCAGCGCGCATGAAGACGAGTTGGCGGGTATCCTTGTGAAGATTCGCGAATTGATGCGTAGCGGCGGCCCCAAGCCCGACCTGCCTCCGGCCGAACTGGCCCGCTGGGAGGAGCAGCGAAAGCATAAAATGAAGGTAGATAAGGCGTGGGAAATTACGGCTGGGTACCAAGCGCCGTTTTTTGGAGACGACGCGCAAAATGAGATAGCCGATGGCGATTAAGTTCTCGCGCCTCACTCGTCCGGCGATTCGCGCGCTGGCGATCGGCGGCAAGCTGGCGGAACACGGCATTACGGCAGAGCGCCAGGCGAACGGGGACGTCCGCTATACCGTCAACATCATGGTCGATAGCCAGCGCATTCACCGCGTCGTCGGCCGGGAGAGCGAGGGCGTCACGCGCGAGCAGGCAGAGCGCGCCATCGAGTCGTTCCGAACGAAGGCTAGGGAAGGGCGGCTAGACCTGCCGACCGGCCGCAAGGCGCATCAGCTTTTCGGTGAGGCAGCGGACGAATACATTAAGCGGCTCGAGGAGAGCGGCGGCAAAAACGTCAAGATCAAGACGCGCCAGTTCCGCATGTATCTCAAACCCGAACTAGGGAAAGAACGCCTCGATCAGCTGTCTGAGTTTGGGCTGAAGAAATACCGCAAGAAACGAACAGGCGACGGCGCCAGCGAGGCCACGGTGAACCGGGAGCTGGCGACGCTTTCGCACTTTCTTCGATCGGCGGCGGATTGGAAGTGGATCAAGCGCGACGACGTGCCGGTGATCCCGAAGGCCGCCGAGCCGCGTAAGACGATCACGGTTCTTACCGACGAACAGAGCGAGGCGTTAATGCAGGGCGCGATCGGGGATCAGGACGGGCGCGTGTGGCTGTTCGTGGCCTTTGGCTTGAACGCTGCGATGCGACACCGTGAAATCCTATCTGTGCGATACGACCAGATCGACTTTGCGAATCGTCGCATTTTCATTCCCGAGGCGAAGGCCGGCGAGCGCGAGCAGCCCATCACGGCCGCCCTGGCAGACGCCCTCACCAGGCAGCGCAAGATGGAGTCCGATCCGGATGGCTGGGTATTCCCGACTCTCAACGCCAAGCAGGCAAATGGTGGCCATCGCACGAATATGGCGCGTCCGTTCCTTCGGTCGGTGATTCGCGCACAGCTTGATCCGGACAAGGTCACGCCGCACACGATGCGCCACACGGCGATAACGCGGCTGGTGAAGGCTGGCGTCGACCTGCCTACGATCCAGCGTATCAGTGGGCACAAGACGCTAGCGATGGTCCTCCGCTACACGCACGTCCACGGTTTGCACATCGATGCGGCGATCGACACGCTGAGTCGGCCTATTCCGCACGCGATTACACAGGAACTACACACGCCACTTAAGGGCGAGGGTAAGCCGGGCGGTAAGATTGTGGAGCTAAAGCGCCGTAAATCAGCAGCTTAAGCGCTGGAGGCCCGACCGGGAATCGAACCCGGGTGCGAGGATTTGCAGTCCTCTACGTCACCACTCCGCCATCGGGCCTCGATGCGCTGCGGACGGCGCAAATGCGTGGTTTCGGCCCCCGCGTCAACGCCCGCGACGAGATAGTTCGCACTTTTTTCTGCCGAGTTCGCAATCATGCCATCGCCTCCAGCTTTTCGCCGGCTCTTTTCGACGCTTTACGCTGCTCAATATACTTCATCGCCATCTGATAAGTGCGATGCCCCAGGACGGCAGCGATCTCTGCAATCG